GGATGGTTAATGATATGGGATGGTATGAAGGAACTGTGCTACAATTAGAGTTATCCGATGATGATGAAATTATCCTAACCGAACAAAAAGATGATTAAAGAAACCGAAACCGTTTATCATTTTTATGCCAAAGACCAATGCATAATGCATTCGGTAAAAGAAGAAGACTTCAAAGTTACATGGACTACACTCAAAGCAATGGTTGGTCTGATGCATACATCATATAAAGAAGAAGACCTATCATATACTAAGTTACCATCACAAAAAATAGAGGTGGAAAACCCCTCTCTTGATGATCATTCATACTAATTGACAACCACTATATAATAGTGTATGATATGAATGTAATTACAACACATTATGGCAAAAGGATTTACAGTTAAAGCAAAAAACCCCGTCAAGTCCAAACCAAAGAAGGAAGAATGGGATTATGCTTTAGCAAGACAATTAATAAAAGGAAAGACAGTAGTATTCTGTCTACCTGGCCGAGGTGTAAGTTATATCTTTTTAAAGTCATTCGTTCAACTATGTTTTGATCTTGTACAATCTGGAGCAAGTATTCAGATTTCTCAAGATTATAGTTCTATGGTGAACTTTGCAAGATGTAAATGTTTAGGAGCAAACGTTCTTCGTGGTCCTGATCAGATACCTTGGGATGGTAAGTTAAAGTATGATTATCAATTATGGATTGATAGTGATATAGTATTCAACTCAGAGAAGTTTTATCAACTTATACTGATGTCAATACCAGAAGAAGCAATATCAAAAGAAGACGTAATTCAAGAAATACTTGATGATAAGGGTAAACCAGTATTAAATGCAGACGGAAAACCATCATCTCAGAAAGTTGGAGAGAGACTTGTAGTTGATCCGACTAAGGAAAGACAAATCTGTGGTGGTTGGTATTGTACTGAAGATGGTCAAACTACTTCAGTTGCACACTGGTTAGAGGAAGATGATTTCCGCAACAACGGTGGAGTTATGAATCATGAAACTCTTGAAAGTATACAGAAGAGACGCAAACCTTTTACAGTAGACTATACAGGTTTCGGATGGTTGCTGATTAAACATGGAGTATTTGAGCATCCAGAAATGCCTTATCCTTGGTTCGCACCTAAAATGCAGGTCTTTGAATCAGGAGAAGTGCAGGATATGTGCGGAGAGGACGTATCTTTCTGTCTTGATGCAAAAGAAGCAGGTTTTGAAATCTGGTGCGACCCTCGTATTCGTGTAGGTCATGAAAAGAGTAGAATTATTTGATATCAAATGCAATGGAGTTTTGCTCCATCAAGACTTAACTGAGGAAGAATACTTCGATACAATGATGGATCTTTCTCAGAAGTTCTACAGCGAGGGAACCCCTCGACCCGAATCACTCGAAACAATACGTAAACTATCAAAAAATGGCGAATAAAATTGAATCCCGCCCGAAAAAAACTCGGCAAGGGAGAGGAAAACACTCTAAGTATGCCGCGTCATCGCGTAACTCGGCTCGAAAGAGATATCGTGGGCAGGGGAGATAACTTCAATGCCCGCTTTAATTTGTAATTTACCTTCTTACGAAGTATGGGTAAGAAAAGAGTACTTAACCGACCATAAAAGTGGTCATGGAGAGTTTGTAAAAGGTGTTTGGGTCTCTGCGAAGAGCATACCTGGTCGTGCTTTCTATTTTGAGACGTATTTACCCGAATATGCCGCGATGTTCGATAAATTACCCATTTCTGCCTTCGTTTCAGACCCAGAAACACCAAAACCAGACATGGAATTGCATAATTTACAGTTTTGGAACTGTATGGACTATGGTGTAGTTGCTGTTCAGAAGCAATTTGTGGGTTCTATGCACTATGAAGTGCTTACAAGAGACTATGGAACGCAAACTGGCACATATATTTGCACTTTAGACAATTATCATCAGGATGTAGACGCAATTGACTACTCAACTAGCGAACAACCTGCTGAACATAAGTCTCATAACCTCATTGAACTCGATAATGGGCAATTTTGCCTCTATCCGAACAACAGAATGAGGATTTATGATAATAGTTTAACTCCAGAAGTGCCAAAAACACCCGATTTTAAGGTTTCTACCGTATATTATCAGGTTGAGAACGGTCATGATAGAGATGGACTCGGAAATGATGAAAATTATTTCTGGAAAACAGCAAAAGAGACCAAATTAGACACTTCTAACGGTATAAATTACGTTGATCACCCAGAATTAGGATGAAAAACCTACTTTTCATATCAGAAGACAAAGAGAGAGCATTAATACAGGAATTAGCGTATAAAATGAAGATGGCAGAGTTGCCAATTCATCCAAAAGACACTTGTTTCCTGTCAGTTGCTCCTGATTACTCAGGAATTGCTACACAAATCCTCTCTCATAGTCTTTCTATGGAAAAAGAGATATTTAATATAGAATCAGTTAATGTTCCATACCCAGATGAGGACAAAAGAGAGTATTTAACTGAATTTACACAGAATTTTATGAAATGGCAGAGAAGATGGGATAAATTTGTGCTAATTCAATCAGGTGTAGTGTGGGGAGATAATTTAATGGAGTTATGTAACATAATGACAAGGGCATCTGGTGCTGAAATCTATGCTGCAGCACTTTGTGAGAGTCAACATAGTCGTTTTAAGTGCAATTTAGTGTCTTTACACTACGATAGCGACCAATTTGACCTCCATTTTTGGTGGGAACAACCCAATATTCATTATCCTTGTAACTTATTGTAAAAAAACGTGCTAAATACAGTGAAGAAGTATTGTATAAATGGCATCCCAATTAAGATCACGCGAATTTAGGGATATAAGTCTGTCTTTTGAACCACATCCTGTTACAAAAGATATACCTATATTGAGGGATACTGCGTGTATTCGTAAATCTGTAAGTAATATAGTTCAAACTATTCGTGGAGAAAGGTTTTTTGATAGTCTCTTCGGATCAAATGTTCGTAGATCTTTATTTGACTTCGTTGATTTTGCTACAGCATCGGTAATTGAACGTGAAATTACAGAAGCAATACTTAATTTTGAACCAAGAATCTCTGATTTAAGAGTTAAAGTGGATGCAAGTCCAGATGACAATCAATTTGAGGTAAACGTATCCTTTAGTTTGATTGGAGAATCTGCCCCGACACAAGATTATACGTTCCTATTAGAAGCAACAAGATAATATGCCTTTTACTAAATTTACAAACTTAGATTTTGATCAAATCAAAGCACAGTTAAAAGATTATTTGAGAGCAAATTCTACTTTTACTGATTTTGACTTTGAGGGATCCAATTTTTCGGTTCTTTTAAACACTTTAGCATACAATACTTACATTAACTCCTTCAATGCGAACATGGTTGTTAACGAATCTTTCTTAGATTCAGCAACTTTGAGGGAAAATGTCGTATCTTTGGCAAGAGGAATCGGATATGTTCCTCGTTCTAGAACATGTGCAAGAGCAAGTATAACATTAGACGTAGAATGTTCAACAAGTTTGGCAACACTTACACTTGAAGCAAGAGGACCTGTATGTGTGGGTGCTACAGATGACAGTTCTTACATATTTTCAATACCAGAACCAATTACTACAGCAGTTGTAGATGGTAAAGCAACCTTTGGTAGTGCTACAGATCCAATCCTAATCTATCAAGGAGCACTTTTAAAGAAGAAATTTACAGTTGATGGTAGTTTAGATCAACGTTTTCTACTTGATAACCCATTTATAGACATACAAACCATTGTTGTCAAGGTAAAAGGCACTGGAGAATCAGGAACTGGTAGAGAATATGCTGCTGTAGACAACATTGTTGGTGTTGATGGAGATTCAGAGATATACTTAATACAAGAAGTACAGGATGAAAAGTATGAATTACTCTTTGGAGATGGTATTTTTGGTAAAAAATTAGAGAATGGAACAGAAATTACAGTAACTTACATTGTTACAGACGGAGAATTGGGTAATGGAGCTGAAAATTTCTCATTTGCGGGTACATTTATAAACAGTTTGAATAACCCAGTTACTGTTCAATCAGCAAGTTTAACCACAATTACTAAAAGTACAAGTGGAACAGACATAGAACCCATA